CAGCGTCTCCAGGTCGTGGTGACGCATCTAGTTACATAGCCGTATACTTTCCTTTTCAGAGCTTCGGGGCAAGTCAAGCAGCTTTGCAGCGACTAATCCGTGTGTCCCCTCATCTTCGGTCAGCTTACGAATTTACCAAGAAGAAGAAGATGTCAGAAAATTGGAATGTTAGTGTTTCTCGAGAAGATTGTAATCATGAAGAGTCATGCACTTGTGTATTGACAGTGAAGGGGAGAGGTAGAATGACTCAAGGATTATCCTGGCAGGGGTCAGGACCTTTAAAGAAACAGTTCTTTGAGGCGTGTGTGTGGATGGATACGTGGGCGAAAGGATTGTCTGGTATACCGGTGCAAGAGACGGAGCAGTATTTACGGGCAAAATTGGGAAAAAGCTCTTCTGTGAAAGTAGTCCCCGCGCCATTTAAGGTTACTCCGGTATGGCCATCTGAAGTTGTACTTCCAACTCCTACAAGGGAGGTACAACTAGCATTGAAGAGATCGGATGTTGCTTGGTTCTCAGAACGTTTTCCCCAGATGGCTTACTCATGGGATGAGATGGAGAAGCACGTTTGGGCAGATGATCCAGAAGAGATCCGTCCGTTATGGGCTATATGTATGCGTCAGCAATCGGCTTACTACTGGGCGTGTGGGAAAGATAATGGTAGACCACACGTAGTTAGTGCGATGACTAATATGTATCCGAGGAAGTTGGCAGATGCAGTTCTCTTGTTTGATAGAAAGCGAGACCCAGAGAAGATGGCTGAGGCATTGAAATTAGCTCCTCAGGCGTTGGACCTATTGTATTCTATGATGGGAATTGATATATCAAAGCAGCGAGAATGGAAGTGCAGTGTGAGTACCCTTCGGGGTATGTACTTGGGAGCGTCGAGTGGTCAATATGAAGCACCGAATTTTGAGGTGAAGCTGTCAAACGATGAAGTGCTAAAGGTAAAGAGTAAGGGTAAGAAGATGGAATTTCATGATCAGGTCTTGGATCAGATTTACCAGTTTATTCCTTTGGCAAAGAGCCTCCGGTACATTGGACGCTGCCCGCGAAGAATGAAAACTTCTTTAACTTCACAAAGCAGTATAATGATGAAGAGTGGGCACAGTTTATGGATAAATTACGTTTGTTTAATATTCCAAGCTCAGTCTTCATATACCTTGAGAGGATGGTCTCGTTGGAGCGTCA